TACAGTTACATCAGTAACTCCTTATGCTCCAGCTCAACCAGCATTAAATCAAATTTTAGCAAACGCATCAACATTATATCAACAAGGTGCAACGTCTCCTTATGTTGCTCCAAGTCAACAAACATTAACTGGTTTAGGTATTCAAGAATCATTAGGTACAGCTGGCGCACAACAATTAGCAAGTACATTAGCTGGTAATTATCTTAACCCATTCTTATCTCCAATCATTCAGCAAGCTGGACAAGAAGCGTATAGTACAGTTGCTCAACAATTTTCAGGAGCAGGAAGAACTCCAGGTTCTCCTATGTCTCAACAACAAGTTGCAGATATTGTAGCTCAAAGAGCTTTGCCTTTAGCTTTTCAATCTTATGGTCAAGAAAGACAAAATCAATTAGGAGTTGCTCAATCAGTTCCAAGTTTATTTACAACTGGTCAGCAATTAGAACAATTACAAAGACAATATCAACAAGCGCCATTTCAAGCATTACAACAATATGCTGGTCTTGTTAGTCCAATTGGTTCAGGATTGCCTACACAAACTAGAGATATGCAATCTCAATCTAATCCATTAACATTAGGATTAGGTGGTGCATTAATTGGTTCACAAGTTTTACCAAGTATATTTAGTTCATTATCTCCAGGAATGGGTGCTGCTTATGGTGGACTTGGTGCAGCAGGTTTAGGATTATTAGGATTATTATAATATGGGTTTTATTAGTGATGCTGTTGAAGATGTAGGAGATTTTATTGGTGATACTGTTGAAACAGCATTTGACAATCCACTTGAAACAGCTGCTATTATAGCTTCAATATATTATGGAGCGCCATATTTAGCAGAAGCAGCGGCTGCAGAAGGAGCAGCGGCAGCGGCGGCAGGATCAACATTTGGTTCTTCAACAGCTGCAGAAATAGCAGCAGCAGAAGCAGCAAGCGCCGCAGCATATACAGGCGGAACAGGTTTGTCTCAAACATTATTTGGATCTACACCAGGATTAACAGCACAAGCAATTGCTGAAGGTGCAGTTCCTACTGCAACACAAGGTTATATAGGAGCAGGTGGTTCATTTAATCCTTTGGCAGGATATTTAGGAAATATAATTCCATCTACACCAACAGATTTTTTAACTTCATTTATTCCAAAAACACCTGGAGAAATTGCAAATACTTTAGGAATCGCATCTTTATTAGGTGGAGCTGTTATACCAAGACCAGAAGTTCCTGGTGTTAATATGACTATACCACAAAGCAATGTTCCTCAGTATGGTACAGGTCAAACTATTTTTAATGCTTATAATTCTGCTAAACGAAGTGTAAATGATATTTTATATCCACAAGGATTATTAGGTACACAACAACCAAGAACAGCAGGTATTTATTCAAACTACTTACAACAACAAGGATTATTACAATGAACGATTTAACAGAATTATTAAAAAAATATTATGGTTATGGAATTAATGACCAACTTGGTTTAACTGAATCAACATCTATAGATGGTGGGTTGGAACAAGATATGGGATTACAAAATAAATCATTATTAGGTTCTGATAGAAAAACAAATAACACTTTAAGTTTAATGGGATTACTTGGTAGCCCAGAAGCATTAACAGGATTAGGTTTAATATCTGCTGGTATGAAGGGTCAAAGTATTGGCGAAGCTGCATTACCATCTTTTGTTGAAGGATTAAAAATATCTTCAAGTGTTAGAGCAATGACTAAAGAACAAGAACAACAAAAAGCAATTGAAGAATTTGGTAGTCAAGTTCCTGAACAATACAAACCATTATTTAAAGCGTTTCCAAAAGAAACAATGAAATTATTATTAACACCTAAACAACCAACTTTAACAGCATTGGAAGTTAATGCGTTAGAAAAAGTTAGAGCTGGAACTCCATTAGATGCAGCTGATAAAATATTAATTGATAAATTAAAACAAGGAAATCCATTTAATGCACTTATTGGTGATATATTCTCAGATCCAAAAATCCAAGAACAAATAAAAAAATATGCATCAAAAAACATAGACACACAGGGTCAAAAATCTGATGCAACTACACAAACTCCTACTGCTCCTACAGATATTAAATCAACATCTGATTTTCAAACTGTTAAAAAAACAAATCCTAGTGCTACAGATGTTGAAATTGAAAGTTTCTTAAAGAAAAAATTTCCAGATAAATATAAATAATTATTATTATGGCTATGCAAATTATAGATCCTTTTGAACAAAAGGGTTCTATCAATATTATTGACCCATTTGAAAAACCAATAGAAGAACAAACTTCTTTAGACAAGGCATTTGGCAATCTAAGTAATGCAGATATTATTGCTGGTAAGAAAAAAGGAGATCAACCAACAACTGTAATCAAAGATCCTTTCGCAGATACTCCATCTTCTTCAATAATAATTAATCAATTAAAAGAAACTTGGAAAGAAGATTTGGGAGTTACCCAAGAAAATAAAGAAAAATTAAAATGGTTACTTGGTGATCCAGATAATACATTATTAGGAAAAGCTAATAATTATTTATTTGATACAGGATCAAAAGCAATAGATGGTGTTCTTAGAACAGGAACTTCACTTGGCTTAATTGCTTCTGGTTTAGCAGGAGATTTTGTTAATGTAGTATATAAAGCCACAGGAAATGATCCTGGTGGAGCAGGAGAAAGATTAACAAGAGATGTTAATATTGGATTAATGGAAATTATGGGGAGATCCTCAGGTTTTTCTAACGTTATAAATAAACCTGGTATTTTAAAAAGCAATAAAACAGGAAAAGAATTTGACAGTATTATTAATTATGCCAAAGAAAGTGGAGAAAAAAGACAAGAAGTTATTCAAAATGTTGAAAGAGTTCTTAATGATGAAGTAAAAATTATTAAAGAAAATAATGATGTTATTATTGGTGATGTATTTGAACCAGGTAACGTTGCAAAAAGAACTCAAATCTTAGATGAAATAAAAGCTACTAATGAAAAGATTGCTCAAGGTATTCCTGAAATTAAAATAGACATTCCTAAAGCAGAAGTTCCTAAAGTTGAATTACCTAAAACAGAAATACCAATTATTGAAACTACTGCACAAGCAATACCTAAAATTGAACTTATTATAGAACCAACTATCACATTACAAAGAACTCCTGCATTACCAATTGAAACTGTTAAAAAGGTTACAGAAGCTGCAGCAAAATTTTTTAAAGATGAAAATATTATATTAGATAAAAAAAGACCACTATCGTTACAACTTCAAGAATTATGGCAATCTGGTAAATATGATATACCAACTATTTTAAGAAGAATTGCAGAAGATAATAAAATTACCTATGATGAATTTACTTCATTTATTTTTCCAAGCGCTAGAGAATCAGGAAAAGAATTAAATGCTTATTCACAATTAGCAAAAAAATATAAACAGATGTTAGATCCAACTAATTCTTTTGATACAGGAACAGGAACATTAGGATATATAAAAAGATTAGATAATATTCGTATAGCAGTTTTAACTTCAAGGTTATCAACTGCTGTTCGTAATTATATATCTCAAAGCGCAAGAGTTAGTTTAGATGCTTTACAATCAGTAGTAGACTTGGGTTTGCAAAAAGCAATAAGACCATTTGTAAAAGATAAAGTTCAATTTGATAAAGGTGCTGTTAGTCCCATTAGTAATTTTCAAGGTTTAATTAATAACTTTACTCAATGGAATCCTATTGGTGGTTTTAATAGACATAAAGAAATCAAAACATTAAGTAATAAAATATTAGAAAATGCACCAAGAGAAAAAAATAGATTATTTTTAAACTATGCATCAGATGTTAAAAATTATGGTGGGATTAAAGGAGCTAAAGATACTTTAGGAAAAGTAGAAGGAATTGTAGATTTGTTTGGTATATTTAACAAAACTCAAGAATATATAACTAGAAGAGCTGTATTTTTAGCAAGATTAGATGAAGCTGTAAAAGCTAATGGCAAGTTTTATAAAAATAAAAATTTAGAACAATTAGTAAAAGATAACGAATTAAACTTAATAAGAACATCTGAAATTAATGTTGCTGTATCAAAATCATTAGAAGCAACATTTGCCACAGAATATTTACCAAATACTTTACCTGGAAGAATTATCAGTACTATTAAAAACGCTCCGTTTTTACTTACAAATATAATTCCATTTCCTAGATTTTTAATGAACGCCATTAAGTTTCAATATGATTATAGTCCATTACCAATTGTAACATTATTGAGTAAATCAGAACTAGCAAAATTAGCAAAAGGAGATACATCAACTTATAGTAAAGCAGCACTTGGTATGGGTCTTTTATATGCAGGATATGCTTTGCGTAATCAATCTTATGCAGGAGAAAAATGGTATGAATTTAAACTTGGTGAAAGAACTGTTGATGTAAGACCATTTAACCCATTTGCAGGTTATTTATATTTAGGAGATTTATATAAAAGAGTTCAAGAAGGAACACTTAGAGATGTTGATGTAAAAGGAATTGCTTCCGTATTATTTGGAATTAGAGGAACAACAGGAGTATATGTTATTGATTCATTACTTGATCTTCTTACAAGTCCAAAAGTAAATGCAGAAAGTGTAATATCATTTTTTAAAAAAACTGCAGGAGAAACATTAGCAGGATATTTAACTCCATTACAAAATTTTACTGATATATATACTCAATATTTTCCTGAAGCTAGAGCAGTAAAAGAAACAGGTGGTTCAGAATTTACAGGTGCATTTGCTAGAAGATTTCCAGGTTCTAATTTACCAACATTAACTTCTCCAACATCTTATATTGTAGATAAAAATGGAATACCAAGAGCCGCTCCAATATATAAAGAAGATCCGTTATTAACTCAAGTTACAGGATTAAGTTTTATTTCAAAGAAAAATGCTGCTGAAAAAGAACTTGATAGATTAGGTTTTGATTACAGAGAAATATTTAAATCAACAAAGATACCTGAATTAGATAGAGCTTATAAAGATAAGTTTGCTGTTGCTATTGGTTTTGGTTTATCAACAATTGTTAGTCAACCTCAATATCAAGCGTTGCCAGATTCTTTTAAATCTTTATATGTAAAGAAATATTTGGAATCTGCTAAATCAAGCACTAAACAACAAATGCAACAAGATACAAGTCTTGCTCCATATCTTATGCAAGTAAAAATAAATGATCTAGACAAAGATACTAGAAGAATATTGGATGAAGTAGTTGGTATGGATTATCTTGATAATCTTTTAAAGGAGTTAAAAAAAGTAAAATAAAATGAAGTCCCAGTCTCAAAGAAACAACGAACAGATCCTCATATTAAACGGAAAGATTAAGCTAGTAGATCAAAAGATTGACTTATTAATGAATAACCACCTAAAACATATTGAAGATAAGATTAATACTATATATAAGGTGTTATGGTTAGTAGTAACACTAAGTATAGGGGCATTAGCCGATCTCATAGTAAGAGTGTTAAGCAATTAAGTAAAAGTGCAATAGGTGCTATATCAGAATATGAAGCTATTTGTTCTCTTGTCAAACAAGGATATATGGTTGCAAAGTCAATTGACCCACAATGTATCTTTGACTTGGTTGCAATTAAACCAAATGGTACAGTAAGACTCATAGATGTTAAAACAAAATCATACCGCAAAAAAAACAATCACAATATTCACAGATCCCCAAATGAAAAGCAGAAACAACTTGGCGTTGAACTAATGGTTATGGATCAAAAAAATATTTTAAAAGATTTAGAACATAATAAAAATTTAGTAAAAGAAAATAAACTTACAGTTGAACAAAACAAATATAAGAAAAATAGAAAAGAACAAAAATGTTACAAATCATTCAAAGATTTAGTTGATGTTTTTAACAACAAAGAGAAGATGGATAGCGTCAAGTAAGTGTATTAATTATCTATACAACGATATTCGTTGTGTCTTATTAAACAATTGTAAATGTAAAATGGATTACCAAGCAGTCAAAGATAGAATTAAAAAACATGAGGGTTTTAGAAATACTGTTTATTCAGATTCATTAGGTAAATCCACAATAGGTTATGGTCATTTATTAACTGAAGATGATGATTTTGAAGAAGGTATTCAATACGATAAATCTTTATTAGAAAATTTATTTGACAAAGACTTTAATAGATCTGCTTATAATGCAGAACAATTATTAGAAGGCATTGATATTTGTGATACTGCAAGAGAAATTATAATAGAAATGGTATTCCAATTAGGTATTGGTGGGGTTTCTAAGTTTAAAAAAATGTTTGAAGCATTAAGAAAAAAAGACTATAATGAAGCAGCAAAACAAATGTTAGACTCTCAATGGAGAGTTCAAACGCCAAAGCGCTGTGAGGAATTATCAGATCTCATGCGTTCTTGCGCATAACCACTAGATAAAAATATGTTACCCATGTTAGGTGCAATAGCGCCATTAGCAAAAATACTATTCAATACGATTGAAAAATCTGTACCGGATAAAGACTTACAAGAAAAATTAAAAGCTCAATTAAACGAACAGTTACTTAAATCTTCTACTGAAGAATTAAAAGCAGCTGCGTCTATTGTTGAAGCAGAAGCAAAAGCTGGATGGTTCACAGCAAGTTGGAGACCATTGCTTATGTATGTTCTAATATTTGTTTTAGTATTCAATTATATATTTGCACCAATAATTAAAATGATTAGTGGTCATATAGTTGGATTTGATTTACCAGGAGATGTTTGGACATTATTACAAATTGGTCTTGGCGGATATGTAGTTGGAAGATCTGGAGAAAGTATTGCTAAAAGTATAGCAAGCAGACCACAAAGCAAAGAGTAATGAATATATTTAAGAAGATTAATAGCTTTTTAAAAAAATACATTACATTCAAACATGAACCATTAAAATATAAAAGAGTTATAAGATTTAAAAAAGTTATTAAAAAAAGAGGATTTAAAAAATAAGATGAGAAAGAACATTATACCAACAACTATAGTTTTAATACTATGCTTAATCATTAGTGCATCGTCTCAAACAACTACTCAGAACAATGCTTCTGGTAGCAATACTTCTATTACTGGTGGCTATACTAGCACCTCTAATTCAACGTTTGAATCAGGTTCTTCATCTAATTCTACTACAACAACTAATTCTACCTCTAACGCCTATTCAGGAGACACTAGAGTTGCTGCAACCGCAACAGCTCCAGCAATGTCTGCCTTCTCACAAGACTTATGCGTTGTCGGATATAGCGGTGGAGTGTCAACATTCGGAGTAGGAATATCTGGTGGAAGTTATACTAGAGATGAGAACTGCGAAAGAATTAAACTAGCAAAAGTATTAAATGATCTTGGAATGAAAGTAGCTTCTGTTTCTATTCTTTGCCAAGACGCAAGAGTATTTCATGCTATGGAGAACTCAGGAACACCATGTCCATTTGAAGGTAAAATCGGTGCTGACGCAACAGCGCAATGGCTTAAGTATGACAAGTTAAGACCAGATTATAATTTATATGTTGAGAAATTAAGAATTATTGAAGAGACAAAAAAGCAGGAGTCTTTAACCGAAAAAAAGTAGTTAACGAAATAGACGCTTGGTACGAAGCAAAAGAAAATTCATGGTTATATTTTATACCTTTATTATTTGGATTATTACTTCTGTAATTTCATTCTCTCAGACAACAACAACTACAAACTTAACACCTAAAGTATTTACAACAACTAATGGTTGGAGTGGAACTAATCTTTATTCTACTCATGGTAGCGGAACAATAGCAGGGGTTAGTGGTAAATATATTGAGAATACAATTTCACTATCTACTGTTGGATTATCTAAAGCACAAATCAACGAAGGTTTTACTTCAACGCAAGGCGTAGATGTTTGGTTTTGGTCTGGCAATCCAAATCAAAATGTTACTATGACGCAAGTGTTAACAGATAATAATGGTGGGGTAACAACACAGAATAAAATAATACCTTATACTTCTAGTTACTTTAATACTTATACTAACTTAGCTGTTATAGATAAAAACTTACAAAACAATTACAGCATTACAAGTAGATTTTCTTTTTATGAATCTACAAATTCTCCATTTCATTATGCTGCCGATCTAACTAATCCAACTCTATCTATAACTTATATAACTAATCCTACTCCACCTATTGTTATTGCTCCAATTGAAATTGTAACACCAATTATAGAACAAATTAAAATTACAGAACCTGTTGTTGTAGCAATTATTGAAGCTCCAGTTACAGAATCTCCTATTGTAGTTCAGCAATCTCCTGAACCAACAAAGATTAATGAAACAATTCAGTTGGCACAACCAGCACCAGAACAACCAAAACAATCCACAGAGCAACCTAAAGAGGTTAATAAAGAACAAACACAGAACAAAGAAGAGTCAATCAAAGAACAAAAATCTACAAAAGAAGAGTTACCCACAGCTAAAGAAACTACTACTGTTTCTAGTTCAGAAGATAAGTCTGTTAAGACTTCAGTAAGCGAAGAAAAACCTGTTGCAACAAGTACACAACAGGAAGTAAAAACAAAACTAACAGATAATAAAGTAGGAACGGAAGTAAAGATAGCAGAAGTAAAAGTGAAATCAGTACAAGAGATAAAAATTGATGCATTAAAAGTTAATCAACCTAGTTTAAGTGCGTATGAATCTAAACCTTTTTATCAGCAAAGACAAATGGTAGGTATTCCTAATCCTAATTTCTTTATGCAATTACAATTAGAACAAAAACCTATATATGTTAATGTTAATCTAAACGATTACATAAGCAAAGATCCATTGGTTGCTAGACAAAATATGTTAAAACAAATACAAGATGAAGAGGATGATATTATTATCCAATTAGAACAATTAAGAAAAACAAAAGGTTAATATGATAAGTAAAATTAAAGATAATTTAAAAGAGATTATAGCAACTGTAGCAATCGTTGGTGCTATTGGTGGTGGCTTCATTAAATATGGAGAGATTATGTCAAAGATTGATAGTGTTGATCCTGCTAAAGCTGGACAGATTAAACAAGATTTAGCCATTGCACAAAAAGAAATTGAATTACTAAAAGTTCAGATGAAAGAACTTAGAGCAAGCTCATCTAATCCATTAGCAAGATAATGGTTGTTTATAGAGGAGAAAGATTCTCCGGATATAATAAACAGAAGAGAACTCCAGGAGAGAGAAAGAAGTTTGCTGTTCTGGCAAAGAAGGGTAACCAAGTTAAGATAGTTAGATATGGTGATCCTGAGATGAAGATTAAAAAATTTATAGCTGCAAGACGTAAGTCTTTTAGAGCTAGACATAAATGCGATACCGCTAAAGATAAATTTACACCAAGATATTGGTCTTGCAAAAATTGGTAAGAATGATTGATATAAAGAACAGAGGAACGAATGATCTTGAATTTATAATATATAAGTTAAAAAAACGTACTGATGTTTTAGAGAAATTAATAAAAAAATTAAAAGACAAAATTAAATCTAATAAGTAATGACTAAAAAGAAATTCAGACTACAGCATGTAGGATTTTGTAAATCTTGCGCTGTTGAAATTATTAATACAGATTCATTTGTTATCTACGCAGATAGAAAATGTCAGCATGTAAATTGCATGGAGAAAGAATATAACGATGGCGTTTCTAAATCACAACATTCCAGTTTGGAAAGCAAAGATCAGACTAGAGTTTCTATATAATAAAGAAAAACATATAGGAGAAGAAGAGGATTGTTTAATCCATTCTATTACTACATTAGAAGGTAGAACTCCTTTATTTAATATCTTGCTGCCTAATGGCGCTAACTATGCAAGACTTCCAATACATTCTTTCTTTTCAGATAAGTATAATAGAAGTGAAGTAAAAGATTTGCAGTTAAAAGATTTGGCTTATTGGGATTGCTTATCTTATTATGCTGGTATCATTGAATACAATGCACTAGCCACTTCTCAATGTAAGTTTATAGATAGAGATAATAAAATGCACAAAGCTAATTATCAATTCAGTATTGATTATGCTCAACCTGATATGACATTATTAAATGTTACATATTCAGAAGTATCTCAAGAACATAAACACCACCATATATTAGAAATTAATAATACTGATGAATGGCAAGGTAATTATGCGTTAATGCCTAACAACAGAATACTATTTAATTTACCTAACTTTACTGTTAAGGATGGAATACCAGATTACAAAGTTAATTTGGATTATCCAAGTGTTGAGACTGACAGTTGGAAAACAAGTAATGATGATAGTCAATTTTATAACACAAAGGAGTAACTATGCCGCTAACTAAAAAAGGTGAAAAGATAATGAAAGAGATGCAAAAAAATTACGGAAAGAAGAGAGGAACTTCTGTATTCTATGCTTCATTTAATAAAGGTATTATTAAAGGTGTAACTAAAGGTGGAAAAAAATAATGCCAACAGTCAATAGACCAACAGATCCAAAGTTATATGCAAGAATTAAAGCATTAACTAAAAGAAAATTTAAAGTATATCCAAGCGCATACGCTAATGCTTATCTTGTAAAGACTTATAAGAAAAAAGGTGGTGGTTATAGAAAGGTTATGAAATGAAAAACAAATCTTCGTTTTATAAAAATTTTAAAAAGAAAACAGCTAAAGACGAATCAAAAAAACATGAGGGTTCAGAGTCTAAAAGAACTGAATCAAAAGAAACTATGCTTGAGTCTAAAGGTTATGTTGAATTAAAGTCAGGTAAAATGTTTAAGAAAAAAAAATAATGGCTAGTGGTTTAGATAAATGGTTTAAACAAAACTGGGTAGATATACGTTCTAAAAAGAATGGGATGTATCAACCTTGTGGCAGACAAAAAGGTTCAGGTAGAAAATATCCTAAGTGTGTACCTCAATCTGTTCTTAGTGGTATGAGTGAATCTGAAAAACGTTCTGCTATTCAAAGAAAGATTGTAGCTGAAAGAAAATCAAGAATAAATAAGAAACCTAATTACGCAAAGACTTTTGCAAAATAATTTAATATAGGGAGTCTCAACGAAAAACCCCCTATACTTCTACGCTAGATAAAAACAAATATAGACACTTTCAAAATTGACATAGTCAATATTCATTTGGCAGTCTATTTCTCCAATTGAATTCTTTAATAATTAAATTTTTTTATACAATACTTTTAGCACTCTGCGCTTCTTCTTACTATCGTAATATCCATAGTAACCTGTTATCTCTTTCTTTTTAGTCATGTCTCTCTCCTTAGTTGTTTTACAACCTGCAGTACACATACCAATTATTCTTTAACTGGCTATATCTTCAAACTCTAAATCCTTCATACCAAGTTCGTATGCAGCTTTTCTTTTCTTCTCTGCAACTTTAAGCGCTTCTTCTTCTAACTTCTTTTCTTTCTCAAGTAGAGTATAATAACGCTTTTCTATCTTGACTTGTTGTTTAGGATCATGGATTTTTTCCATCTTTTTCTTTTTCCTTTACTTGTTTAATACTAGATCTTAAAAAGCGTATGTTCGTAATGTCCATGCTTTTTAATTCACTAGGTTTTTCTGACTTTGCAGCAACTTCCACATCATCAAAAATCTCTTTAAACTTTGCATTGAATTCGTAAAAATATGTTTTTTCAAATTTCATTTACCGGATATATTTCATTAACCTTCAAAGAAGTTATCTTCGTTAGTTGTTGATGACTTAACTTAATCTTTCTTTGAGGGTATCTTACATCCTTAGATAATAGATTAGCTCTAGCTAAATCATTTACGATTGCATTGGATCTACTTCTGGTAAAGCCAAAGCGATTGCCAATCTCTATTAAAGTGGGAGAATAATTTTTCTCTTTAACAAAGTTAGCTATGTAGTTTAATACATCCGCCTTGACTTTACTTAAGAAGATATAGTCTTTGCCATTCTTTTTATTCATTTTTTATCCTTTGGAAATAAACTATGAACGTTAGAATGTTTATAAGAATCACTACCTGATTGCTTAATAGACTCTAATTCTAATAATAATTGATCCATAAACCATTTGCATTTCTTAGCATCTTCAATTGACTTCTCTAATGTAAGTCCATTCTTTGTGCCGAAACGCATAATGTATTTCATTATAGAAGCTCTAAGATAACCAATCATTTCTACCTCAGTTAACTGAGAGCAGATAGCATGAATAGTCTCTATAGATTTATTCTTATAATGTTCTGGATTAATATTATCGCTCATAAATTAAAACGGCATCTTATCTTTTGTTGACTCTTTAAACGGATTCACTTTAATAGAAATGTCAGGTGCTTTCTCATTCTTCTTAGCTGTGTTAATCCAACCAGAGATAGACCATTTTTTTCCTTCAATCATTCCGCTGCCTGTGTATTGAGGGTCTTGCTTACCTTCTCTACGCTTTGCATTTTTCCATAGAGAAAGTGTATTATCATATTTGTTATCTGCCATTGTTACTCCTTGTTCTAACTGTTTGTTCTGCTTTTTTTCTAGCTTGTAGTATTGCGTTGTAGAAGTCTTGATCTTCAACTTGCATAAAACCTAGCTTCTCAGAATACTGCGACCAAATTTGTTGCAAGTTCTTTTCTAATATTCCAGGTGTTGTTGAAAATTTTTCTGCATCTTGTATCTTAGTAATTATGTCATCTCTAGATTCATCTGTAGATTGAGATTTAGATTGTACATAAGTGTTACTAAAATTTTGTATTGGATTTGATTTAACAAAATCATTCATCTCTTCAAAGGTTGCTAGTTCTGATCCAGCAAATCCTGATATACCTAAAGCTCTACCAATAGATACTGATTCTATTTTCTCAAATTCTTTATCTTTCTTTACTGTTTGTTTAGAGTGTCCAGTTCCAATTAACTTTCCATCTAAAAAGATTTCCGTTTGAAACATTGCCATACCATCTGGGTATGTTGTTGTTGTCTTAACGCATAGTCTCTCCCCAAACTTTTGTCTTACAAAGTTTAGTCTATCAACTACTTTAAGATATTTTCTACCTTGAATATTAATGAAACTGTCTTTAGTATTTTCACTAAATTCCTTGATAGCATCTATCAGGTTTATGCTCTCCATTTTTTCTCCTTTGTTATTGTTATTCGTTTTCATATCCCAAATAAGTTTCTAATAGTTTCAACTGTAACCAATGCAAGCATAGCTATAATAAACAATTCAAATCTATCGTTGTTCATTTTTATAATAATTTAAAAATCTAGTTATATATTCTTCAGGTACATCATTCCAAAAGAAGTCTTGCTTTTTTCTTATGTCTGAAAAATCAGGTTTAATAAGTCTAGCTAAAGCATAAGGATCTCCATTGGCTAACTTTAATTTCTGTTCCCATATTTGTTGATACATAACCAACTCATCTAAATAATGTTTTAAGTTCTCAGGTTTTAAATCATCACAATTGTTTTCGCTAAATACTTTATGTTCAAAGTGATTAGAATAAATAAGCACAGGTTTCTTTCCGCCTGTTGCGTATGAGTAAGCTGCCATTTGCATACAATCGCTATGGAATGGTTGTTGAGGTACTGCTCTCTTAGTATATGAATAACCTTTTTTAGTTTTAATTACTGAACCAAATATATTTTTTAAATCTACAATGTAATCTTGCCCCTCTAAATCTATAAACATTTTAAAGTAAGTTCCTATTCCGTCTATCCAGGTTGCATACTCAGTTTCAAAATTCCAATCTTGTTTTGGCAGACTCTCTATTGCTGTTTGAAATTGCTTTAATGTTAATTTAAAATTCTTAGCCATGTAATATCTTTTGGCTTTATCTTTTTCGTCTATTGGTTTTTCTGCTTTTAATGATTTGAATAATGATTTCTCTTTATTAAAGATAACATCTTTTAATGTTTCTTTTTTGCAAAGAATTTTTTGAACTGCGTTATGAACAATGTTTCCCATAGTAAAGTGAGAGCGCTTAGGCATGTTCATTCTTTCTTGTTGAGTAAGAACTATATAATTAAAAAATCTTTTATCTTCTGGTAATTTATTTTGTGAGACACTAGCATACTCTAAACCAAATGCTTTATAAGCTGGGTCAGTAATTCTAAGATCGTTCATGTTCCGAATCAGTATTACTATTTACACTTTATTGCAATAGTATAATCAATTAATTTATACACAAGAAATAAGATATATAATTCAATAACATATAATTATATATAAAACCTAGAGTTGTTTGTGTTGATAAATTATTGACAGTCAAAACAAATAGAATTAATAAAACGAATCACAATGATTCAAATTAAATTAGACGAATACGAAATACTTGCAGCTGGTTATACAGCGTTGCTTCGCATTACTGAAAGCATGAGACAGAATATTAATTGGGGTCATGGCTATAAAGGTAGCTTTGGCGACAAGGTTGCAAAGTCTATGTCAGGTACACTTGCTGAACTTGCTGTAGCAAAAGTTTTAAAAGTACATTTTAATTATCATGTTAATAATTTTAGAGGTGCTGATTTATATTTTAATAATCAAAGAGTTCAGGTTCGTTGCCAGACACCTAAGAATGAAAACTTCTTAATTATAAGACAAGATAGTTCGGCAAATGAAATATACATATTAGTCATTGATCGTTGTCCAATATTTGAGGTGGTTGGTTATGTTAACTCAAGCGATGTTATTGGTAATAAAGAATATTTAACTGACTTTGGTTATACTGATAGACCCAAAGTTTATTCTGTGCCAATGGCAAACTTAATTTCAATAGAAAATATTTTCAATGGATAAAAAATTTAATTATCAAAGAGTTGAGATTTGTTGGATGGATATATGTAATGCAGAGGGTGCATGGTTAACAGAAGCAGAAGTTTTAAATCATACTTTAGCTGAATGTATTTCAGTTGGTTTTTTATTTTCTAAAAGTAGAAACACAGTAAAGATATTTAGTTCTTGGAGTTATAACAAGGATCACTCCATAGATTACGCTGACGTAGTCGCAATTCCGACAGCAGCAATCAAATCAATTACAGTAATATGAAAAAAATTATTTTAGATTTATGCGGCGGCACAGGTTCATGGTCTAAACCTTATAAAGATAATGGTTATGATGTTCGTATCATAGATTATAATGAATGGAATACTGTGGGGGGGGGGTGAATTTTGATGGTGATATTAGAATGTTAAAAAAATTTAAAGAACAAATTTATGGAATACTTGCAGCTCCACCTTGTACTCATTTTGCAGGTAGTGGTGCTAGATGGTGGAAAGACAAAGGATTAAAACCATTACAAGAAGGGTTATCAATTATTGATTCTGTTTTCAGAATTGTCTTTGCACATAAACCAAAATTTTGGGTAATGGAAAATCCAGTTGGAAGATTAGTTCATTATGTTGGGAAGCCAAAACATATATTTAACCCTTGTGATTATGGAGATCCTTACACAAAAAAAACTTGTTTATGGGGTGAGTTTAATATTCCAATTAAAAATCCAGTTGAACCAAAGTTTATCACTATAAATGGAAAACGAATGTCAGAAATTCATTACAAAAGTTTTGCAATGAAACCCAACGAAAGAGCAAAGGTTAGATCAATGACACCTCAAGGATTTGCTAATGCTTTTTATGAAGCAAATAAATAACATGACACTTACAAACAAAGTAATATTATACACAGCAATCATTTCATTCTGTTTGTTTGTTGTAATATTTTTATAGACTCTTATGGACATAAACGCTTATTATAAACAACAACACAAAATTATATCTGATTTTAATATGCAAAAACTTAATGAGAAAAAAACGTATGCTGAAGATAAGCGTCTTAATAAAACAAGACTAAAGTTTATCTCAGTTGTTTTTATTCTTATTTTGATTTTGATATTAGGATGAAATTAGTTTTAACTATTCTATTGATGAACGGAAACATTATGACGTTTGATTTTTATAATGATAACTCTGCTTATCAATGCGATAGGTTGTTTGATAACTTAACTTATTCAAGAACAACTAAAAACTACAAAGGCAGAAAACAAATAGGAACATTTTTTAGAAACCAAGAAGTATTATTATATGCCTGTGAAACAAGAAAAGCCGTTTAAAATGACGCTCAATGAAGCATTAGACATGGCAAGGATTGATCCTGTTGCTACTAAAGCATTGAGAGAGAAGCTGATTAACTTAGGAGTTTTTAAATTTAAAGTAGATGAACTTACATTGATACAGCGTTTAACTGTGTATGATTTATTAGACACAGAAGAATACAGAAAGATTATTAAACTATTATCTTCTGAAATTATTAGTGAGTATTTAAAATGATGGAAAATAAAAACAATGAGTTTCCACTTTGCTGTGATTGTGTGTTCCAGGCAGAGATTGAATTTGACGGTAAGGATTATTGTATAAGATGTTTAAAGGAAGCTGTGATAAGAAAGCAGAGACATAAAAATCAAGATTTCTACATGAAGAAAAGAAAGTTTTAACTTAACAATGGGGATAAAACAATGAGACCAAAACCAGAGAATGTATGGCGTAAAGAAATAAGAAGTTTAATTCAACCTACCATGTATCAGAAGTTAGATGCATCTGATTCTAATTTTTTTAAAGCAGGATTTAAAACAGGTTATCGTTTGGCATTGCAGCACATTGGCAATTACAAAGCTATGGATTTTTCTAGGAAGCGCAATGTTAAGATAACAAAAGTATCTCCAATCATAGACGCTATTCTTTACAGAAGCGCAAATCATTTTGGGGTTGATATTAATTTAATGTTGTCAGACAAAAGGGATAGGCATTTAGTTATTGCAAGATCAGTAGCTATAAATTTATTAAAAGAATTAACTCCGTATAGTTTAGCTAACATTGGGGAAATTTTGGCAGGCAGAGACCACACTACAATCATTCATCACATTAGTTGCAAAGCCCAAAAAAATGGACTGTGGTTTCCTTACTTTGAAATATGGAATAGTTTTAGTAAATTAAAACTAGAACTAGAAGCTGATTTTAAAGTACAGAAATGAAACCGGAAACAATTAAATTTGAAAAGATAAATAAAGATATATTAGATTCTTTTGAACTCAATTCCCATGAGAAGATTATCTATGTTATTTTAAAATCATTTGAGCATGCTCCAAGAGGTATTAGAGTATCGCTTAAATACCTACAAGAACGTACAGGGATTAAGTCTAGGGGTACAATCATCAAGTATTTGGATCGCTTGCAAAATTTGGGGTACGTTGCAAGATTTAAGACCCATTTAGAACAGACATCAACTTACACATTGGATAAATCAAAACGCCAGGAGTCTATTAAGCGTAATAACCAATTGCGTAAATTTATTAAGATAGGTATTAAAAAGAAATCTATTAAAAAGCATACATCTAAATCAGCTAACGTTATCAATATTATTTAGGGGGGGTAGTCCAAAAATTGAACAGGGGTAGTCCAAAATTTGGACATTATCTAGACATACTTATATAGACCTATATTATTCTTATTAGTATATATAAGTATATATGCTTATATATGCTTATATGCTTATATAAGCATAAGCAATCAGACTAAAGTATAGCTAGCTCTCCTGAGATTATTGTTTGTTTATTAAAGGGGGGGATAACTGCTAGACCAATTGTATTTATATCAAGATATGGTAGGTACTATTTAGCCATGACACAAGGGAACTGCTGCGCCAAAAAATGATTAACACTCCTATAACAATAGATGAATTTGATAACTACCTAAGCACAGCTTCATTCGTAGAGAAGATAATACCTGGCGTTAAAAACAATAGATCACCTTCTATGTTCAAGATAATAGGAACAGTCCATTATGATAGTAAGGATTGGGGATATTATGATAAGAAAAATAAGAACCTTAAAGCAACGCCTAAACAGCTGTCAATTTATGAATTAGTAATCTTTACTTTACTAAAATTAGATAAGGAGAATAGGGAGTTATTATCTTTAAGGAACTTTCCGGATAGATTAAGCATTAATAAACTTAATAGAATGTATTTAGATTTAACTTATAACCAACTAAAATATAGGTATAGACTAGCTCTATTTGATGCTTGCAATTTAGTGAACAGAGTAGGTTATCAAAGTTTGGTATCGCCTGGCAACTAATATTTATTTTATAACGATTGACAAAAAGAACAAAATGAGTACCTAAATCTGATAGTATTGATATTTTTATATCCAATATAATCTTAACTTAAATTCTCACTTTCTTATCCCCTTAAAAAATAGATTAACTTAAGATTTCAAGTGGAGTGTTGCTCTCCATATACATTGTTATCCGATACTCCACTTGATGAGATTAGATAGTTAAATAATAAATTAATAATATTAAAACATTAATAC